CATTACTCATGGGCTAATGGGTGCGTCGACACATAAATTATGAGTTTCAACCAAAAAGAAAACAGAATCCTTTTTTAAAAGACTTTGTATTTGCGTGCTCCATAGGCTTTAATATAGGATTAATAATTGGCTTAATACTATTAGCCACGTCATAGGAGATTAATATGGACGTAAGAATTTTTAATAAAGGCACTTCAGACCAGTGGAGAATAACCGTTGATAATGAAACTCGCCTTATCGCAGAAGATTGGGAAGAAGTAAATGCTTTCATGGGAAGGTTACTTCTTCCGGTTCCAGAAGTACGTGATATGACCGCTTATGAACTTAAGCAGGCTCTGGTAGATGCCGGAGATGGAGAAGAGTAGTGCCAGCAGGTAAAGGAACTTATGGTAAAAAGCGCGGACGTCCAGCTAAAAAAGGCAAGGGCAAAAAGAAAGCTATGGGCAAATTAACTGCAGCCCAAAAGAAGTTGCCTCCAGCATTGCGAAAGGCCCTTATGAAGAAAAAGCGTGGCGGCAAGAAGAAGGGTTAAGCGAAAAGCTGCAAAGAAAAAACCCGTACCAACTAATAAGAAGTTATATGCAAGGGTAAAAGCTCAAGCTAAAAGAAAATTTGCTGTATATCCCTCTGCTTATGCAAATGGTTGGTTAGTTAAGACTTATAAAGCCAAAGGTGGTAAATACCGCATGGGTAAATAAATGGCTAAACCAAAAGGTGGATTAACTAAGTGGTTTAAAGAAAAGTGGGTAGATATTTCCCGTCCTAAAAAGGGCGGGGGATATAAACCTTGTGGTCGCAAGACATCTAAAAAGGGAAAGTATCCTAAATGTGTTCCTGCATCAAAAGCCGCACGTATGACTGCTGCACAAAGAAAGTCTGCAATTCGAAGAAAAAGAGCTGCAGGTAATCCAGGGGGCAAGCCGACTATGGTAAAAACATTTACTAAGTCGAAGAGGAGAATGAGACGTGGCGGTAAAAAGAAAAGGTAAAAAACGTGATCCGCGTTTAGCACGTGCAAGGGTAAAAGGGTTCAACAAACCTCGTAGAACTCCTGGACACCCAAAGAAGTCCCATATCGTCGTAGCAAAGGTAGGTGACAAAATCAAAACGATTCGATTTGGGCAAAAAGGCGCTAAAACGGCAGGGAAGCCAAAAGCGGGAGAAAGTGCAGCAATGAAAGCAAAGCGTAAAAGTTTTAAAGCTCGTCATGCGAAAAATATTGCTAAGGGCAAAATGAGTGCAGCTTATTGGGCCGATAAGGTGAAATGGTAGTGTTTGATTTAGAAGTATCCCATATTAATAAAACTTGGAAGTATAAATACGACAAAGAGCAGTACAAAGTATCTGATCATTGGAAAATAATGAAAGAAGCTCCGTATGTGGGTGATTGTGAAGATTACTCTCTTACAGTATTATACTTAATTAGTGAAAAGTCGTGGATTAAGTTTTGGCTTCATTTATTTACTTTTAAAGCGAAGATTTGTTTCGTAACTACACATACCGGCGGTGGCCATGCTGTGCTTAAATTTGGTAAGTTATATATTGATAACTGGAGCAAAAAATTTGTTTCCAAGCAAGAAATGGAAAAGCTGGGACATAGATTCCATCCTTGGAGATTCCTGCCTACGACGGTAGCAATCAAGATGCTATTAGCAAAAATAAGAGGCTAACATGGAAGAGAAGTTTCACCCGGCAGATACAAACGGAGACGGAGAAGTCACCCCCGAAGAGCAACAAATGTACTTAGAGTTCAAAAGAAAAGAACTTGAAGATAAAGATGCTCAACGAGATGCTATTCGTAAAATGGCATGGTTTTCTTTAGTTGGTCTTTTACTATACCCTTTCGGTATTTTTCTAACTTCTTTATTTGGGTTAGACTCAGCGGCAAATTTAATCGCAGATATTGCACCCACTTACTTTGCCTCAATCGCAGTACTAGTGTCGGCTTTTTTCGCCGCAGATGCAGTAGGAGGAAAAAAATAAAATGGAAATGTTACTTGACTTAGCAATGACTTTTTGGCAGTGGACAGTATTTGGAGTACTAGTAGTAATTGGTTTTATTTTTACTAAGTTTGATGGACAAGGGGAACATCGTGTAGGATTTGAATATTCTGAAATGCCTCATATGAAACCTCTTCCAATTCAGACTAAAGATAAGGGCTTTTTTAAAGGTATTTTAATGTGGTTGATGGGCGTTCGTCAGTGGGAAATTTGTGACGATTTTCATTTTAAACTAGAAGGAAAAGAGTATGTAATTCCTAAAGGTTTTGAGTTTGATGGAGCATCTGTCCCTAAGTTTTTAGCAATGTGGCTATCTCCTACCGGAGTACTACTTATGGGGGGTCTTGTACACGATTATATCTACAAGTTTGCGTGCCTCAAGCAGAAAGAAGGTGAGAACACCCCTAAAATGACACAAAACGAAGCAGACAAACTATTTCGTGACATCTGTATCGAAGTAAATGGATTTAAGTTTTTAAATTATCTTGCTTACTGGGCACTAGCAGCAGCAGGCTTTATGGCTTGGAATGGCCATAAAAAGAGAGGAACTCACGTATGAAATATTTAAGTAAACTAATAGGTGAACGCAGTACTGCGGACGGTTTAATTCTTACTGCAATTTGTGGAGGTTTTCTAGTATTAGGAGGCCTTGCAAAGATAGTCGCTTGGGTTGGCTTGGGCTGGGGTTTATACACAATGTTTAAGTCGGAGTCTTAATGTTTGCAATGTTAAAAATGCTGCCTATTGCAATTGTACTGGCAGGTGCAGGGTATGCTTATCATACAACTGTTGTAGGGCAAAAAGATCTTGCAATAGCGCAGCTTGAGAAAAACAATGTAATTCTAAAAGAAAACACTATTAAACTTGAAACTGCGTTTGAAACAGCAGAAAAAGCAAGAATGCAATCTGAACAAAACTTACAAAAACAATTAAAAGTAATTGGAGAGCTAGGCGAAAAAAATAACGCTATGCAGCAAGAAATGGACAATTACTTATCTATTTTTAAGAGACACGACCTTACTAGGCTTGCTAAAGCAAAGCCAGGACTTATACAGCCTCGTATTAATAAAGGCACTAGGGAAGTATTTCGAGCAATAGAAGAAGCAAGTAAAGAGGTGCAAAATGCGGACTCTAACTAGTATACCCTTGGTTGTGTTACTTAGCGGGTGTTCATGGCTACAGCCTCAACCTCTGCCTGCTCCAGAGCCAATAATTAAAACAGTTACTGAGTATAAAACACTGGAGATCTATCAGCCTCCTTTACCTAAAGCAATTAATTTAGAAGATGTAGAATTTTTTGTCGTTACAGAGAAAAATTTTGATGAGCAGATAGCCCAGCTTAAAAAATTACAGGATGGATCTTATGTTCTTTTCGGAATTACTCCTTTAGACTACGAGAACATGTCCTACAATTTACAAGAGCTTCGTAGATATATTCGCCAACAAAAAGAAATAATTATTTATTATCGAGAAGCAACACAAAATGATGTAGGTACTGATGCAGAAGATTGGCTGGAACAAAACGAAGAAACCTTAAAAGATCAAAAAACAGAGTAGTAGTTATGTCAATAGAAATTAGTCGTCGAGATATAGTATCCGAAGAACTACACAATTTAGAATCTGAGACACGCTTTCTTAAGTTAGCCGTAGCTCCCTACCTGGAGCTTCTCGGCGTTACACCTTTACCCTCTCAGGTAGCAATTATAAATGCGATAAATAATCCAAAGTATCGCTTTGTCTGTGCCGCAGTCTCTCGAAGACAGGGCAAGACATACATCGCCAATATTATTGGACAACTAGTGTCTCTAGTTCCAGGTTCCAATATTCTTATTATGTCCCCCAACTATTCGCTGTCTCAGATTTCTTTTGACTTACAAAGAAATTTAATTAAACACTTCGATCTAGAAGTTACAAAAGACAACGCTAAGGACAAAGTTATAGAACTGAGCAACGGCTCAACGGTTCGAATGGGTTCTGTTAACCAGGTTGATTCCTGTGTAGGAAGAAGTTACGATTTAATTATATTTGACGAGGCGGCGTTGGCAGACGGACGTGATGCGTTCAACGTAGCTCTTCGGCCTACTCTAGATAAAGATAACTCTAAAGCTATTTTTATTTCTACCCCTCGGGGCAGGAACAACTGGTTCGCAGAATTTTTCGATAGAGGTTTTAATGATGAGTTTCCCGAGTGGTGCTCTATACGAGCTACTTACAAAGATAATCCGAGAATGTCTGAATTGGATATTTCGGAAGCTAGAAAATCTATGTCCGATGCTGAAGTTAGGCAAGAGTACGAAGCAGACTTTAATACATATGAAGGACAAATATGGAACTTCGATCATGAACAGTGTATCGTTAATAATGAAGTTCTCGACATATCTAATATGGATGTATTTGCTGGTCTCGATGTTGGTTATCGTGACCCAACTGCATTCTGCGTAATAGCCTATGATTGGGACGAAGAACAGTACCACATATTAGGAGAATACTTAGATGCTGAAAAAACAACGGAACAGCATGCGCTTAAAATACAAGAGTATATTGATATGTTCGATATTGACTATATTTATATTGACTCTGCTGCTCAGCAAACTCGATTTGACTTTGCACAAAATTATGACATTAGCACCATCAACGCTAAAAAATCCGTACTTGATGGAATTGCGCATGTAGCCAGTATTACAGATAATAATAAATTACTTGTTGATCAAAGGTGCTCAGAGGTTTTAAGTTGTTTAGACCAATATCAATGGGACCCTAATCCTAACCTAGCTAGAGAAAAGCCCAAACATAATCGAGCATCCCACATGGCAGATGCTCTAAGGTACGCACTCTATTCGTTCGAAACTAGTAATACTGGGTTCTAAAGATACCTGTAAAAAATAGTATTTGACAATTTATCCTACAGAGGCTATAATTCAAAATGAAAAA